ATCAGTGCCCAATGTATCTTTAGATCCACCTAATGTATCTTTTCCTAATGTATCTTTTCCTAATGTATCAGTGTCCAATGTATCTTTAGATCCACCGAATGGATCTGTGCCTAATGTATCTTTTCCTAATGTATCAGTGCCCAATGTATCTTTAGATCCACCTAATGGATCAGCGCCTAATGGATCAGCGCCTAATGGATCAGCGCCTAATGGATCAGCTCCACCACCTCTTTGACTATCCATGCTTTTATTTGTTATCATATCTAATGGTGAATCTTTATCTTTAACATAAATATTGTGAATTAATTGTCTTACTTTTCCATCATTTTTATCTTCAAGGCGTATTGCTTCTAATGCTAGACATTTTGATAACACACATATCCTTGCTTCACAAATCATTAAACAATATAATTTATCTAAGATTGATATATCAGGTATATCTTCTTTTAAGAAATCATAATAAAAATCATAAACATAAATTAAACAATCTTCTTGGGGACAAGATAAACATGATTTTTGACTATCCCAAGTTATATCGGATGAAACAAAATCCAAATAACCTCTTGGTTTAGATGAACACTCTATCATTTTTTGGCGAATTGCCTCCATAAAATTCTTATTATCTGATAAATCTTCTATTACACTTTGTATTCTTTCCATATCTTCTTTATCTAATGTAGTAGTTATATCTCTTTCATTTAATATTTCTATAACTGAACTATCAAAATATTCATCATAAATACCTGAAATTATAATATCTTGCCATTTAAATGTAGATACTGTTAAATATGGTGTTATTTTTTCTAATCTAGAGCTTTCATCTGGTTTTATATCATCAATACCTGAACCAGGTATTCTGGCAGTTAATAATAATAAATCTTTTAATTCAGTAATATTTTCATCTTTATTTGTTTCAATGATATTTGGTCTTAACTCAAATTTAGATGTTATATCATCATTATGTGCATTCATTGTCATTAATATTTTTTCTATTTCAGAGTATTCACTTGAAAAATCACTATCTAATTTTTGTTTATCAAGTGTTTCTTTATTAGTTGTATCTTTAATAATACTTCTTAATGTTTTTGATGTTAAATATTCGGGTCTACTTAATAATATCTGGAAAAATTCTAATGTACCAACACATTGTAAATAATGATTCATAAAATCTTTTGTTTCAACAACAACAACTTTTGGAGAATATTCTATATAATCTTGATTTAATAATCTTAAAATATATGATTTATCTTTTATTTTATTAATTAAACGAAAACCTTTGTATGCTGTTGCTGCAACAGCTGTTGCAGCTAAACCTATACCAATACTAGACATTAAAGCACCACCTTTTTGTTTCTTTTGTTTTTTCTTTGTTTTTGATTTTCTTCTTTTTTTATCATTACGGTTAATCTTATTTTTTCTTATATCTTTCTTTTTAGTTCTCATAACTATATATATTTTAAACAAATATAATTTATTTAAAACATTAAAACAAAATTATTTACAAAAAAATTTATTTTATTTCATTTAAAAAATCGGTTTTTTCTTCTTCTGATATACTTCCCATCTCTATATCATCTTTTGTATCATCTATTTTATCATCTATTTTATCATCATCTTTTGTATTATCTATTTTATTATCATCTTTTGTATCATTTATATCAGGTTTATTATCAACTGGAGATTTCTTTAATATATCATGTATTACATCTAATGGATTTTCATTTTTTTCTTTTATTTTAATATCATTTTTTTTAAATGAAGATACTTTACCAATCTTCATTAAACTATGTAATTCCTTAATATTTTCTTCTTTTTTAAACTTATGTGGTTCATTTTTTGGTAATTTAAATGCTTTACTTTTATTTAATAATTTTTCACTTACACCTTTAATTATATCTGCCTTTTTTTCTATTTCATCTTTTTCAAAGATTTTACATTTATGTAAACCATTACATATATCAGGTTTTCTTATATCTACACTTTTAAAATTTGTTTTAAATTGTTTAATAATATGATCATCTATTGGTGGTGATTGTTCTATTAATCTATCATATTCTGCGCGACATACTTTTAAAAAATCATTTGCTGGTTTTCTTCTTTTAGGATCTAATGCTAATTCCACAGCAATATTTCTACCAAATTTTGACCACTGAACTTCACATAAACGATGTGATTCCATCAATTCAGCATAACGTAAAAAATTTTGTAAAGTAGATAAAATACCAGCAAAAATATTTACACCACCGACACATGCCATTGCTATCTGTTTATGTTCTTCTGGAACAAAAGAATCCATCGCAAAATTTGCAGTACCAGTTAAAGTTGATAAGATAATAACTGGTATCGTAAAAGAATAATTTTTAGTACGATATGATTTCTCTGAGCGACTATGTAACCATCTATAACATGTTGCCTTTTCAGACCATTCTGCTAAAAGTTGTTCTTGTGCACTCGTCCACATTTGTAAATCATCTTTCTTTTTTTCGCCAGGTTTTTTTAATATAGTTAAATCAGTATTCATTATATTTATTAGTTGATAATTATTTATTCATAAATCGTTTAATTTTCCCCATTAATTGACCATTATGTTTCATTTTACCATTTTCTATTTCATTAATATCCTTTGCTGGTATATTTAATTTTTGAGCTAAATCTTTTTGAGTAAAATTCTTATTTGATCTAAATTTTTGTAATATTTTTCCAAATTCACTATCCATTTTTTTATGAGATAATTTACCATCTTCTTCACTTTCATTCATTTTTTGTTCATTTGATTTTACAAAAGTATTCTTTTTAGTTTCATCTTTTTTAACTTTTTGATGAATTACTAATGTTTTCCAATCTTGATGTTCCATTATTATATTATTTTAATATCATAATATTTTTTTAAATTAATTTTGAGAAAATACATCTACATACAACCAAACAATAATGCTAATAAGGATTATTGTGCCCATGGGACCGCCAATGTACATAACATAGTATTTAGGTTTTTTGTCTCCAATCAGAATAATACTTGATAAAATAAAAAACATAATGATAACAATGATGCCGGACCCATGATACCAATCTAATTTTGTTGAGCTTATATTTTTCCTTTTTTGAGCTTTCTGATATTGGTGGGCCCACAAACCCCAAGATATCAAATGCGAAATTAAAATGATAACAAATAAAATGAATGTCCCAGTTCGCATTTTAGTATAAGATGTTGGTGGCATTTGATTGAGTTGCCTTCCATAGAAAATAATACTAATTAATAAAATTAATGAAAGAGGTATTATTAAATATAAAAATAATATCCATCTAAAAGAATCTACCGTAGTAACAGCATCAACAGGATCAGGTGTATCAGATAAAGATATACAACTAGTCTCTCCAACTACGCACGTATGATTTTCATTATTTGCATTACAATCAACATCTTTATTATAAAATGTATTACAAGGACATTCCTCAGTATATTTCATATTTCGAACTTTTTCTATTTCATCTTGAGTACACTCATATTCCACAAGGTTTTTATCCCCACCAACGTTCTCTTCGCCACTTGTATTTAAACTGCATATTTGTTCTTTCCTTCCAGCTGCTGTTCCTACTAATTTACCTTCATCCACTAATGTCCTTGTACATTCAGGTAAGTCTCCTTCGGCAAAATCCCTATCGGCTTCACTTTCTTTCCTTGCTCTTCTTTGCGAAACATATTCATTATCTAATAAACCGTATTCAAAATCACCCTCATCACCATAAACAAATTGACGACAAAATTCATCATTTACGGTTACATCTTCTTCTTTACTATCTGGACAACTTGTACAATAAACTTTTCGTTTATTATTTCCTTCATATTCAACAAAATATGAACAAGAATATTTTTCAGTAGATAAATCTACCTTAGAAGTCATTCTCGCATTTGATAATGCTTCATTGCCATCTGCTTCTTCATATAATTTATCTAATGATTTATTCCCAGAATATGATTTCTCATTACTATCTGTCCCTGTAAAATCAACTGATCCTAATACTAAACTCATCGTAAAAATAATAAATAAAAAGAATGATAAAAATGCTACTATTTGTAATTTATTTTCATTAAATGATTTCATTAATTTATCTAATCCACCGGATGAATTACCTGAAGATGAATTACCTGAAGATGAATTATTTATACTTGGCAATTCACCTAAACTATCTCCTGCAATAATATCTTTATTCATTTATTTATATATTATTAAAATATATATAAATTATTAAAATTTGATTTAAAGTTTAATAAATTATTATTATTATTGTATAAAATGGATCCATCTTCATTTACTAAAACTTCTTTTTGTAATATTAAGATTGATAATATTACAACAAATGAATCTAAACAATTTATCTTAAATCAATTATCTATCTTATGCTCTGATATTAAATATAATTCGAGATATGCGAAAGTATTTAATGATCAATTCTCTAAAAATCTTAAAAATAAACATATATTTTTCTTAAAAAGTAGTGGTGCTCCTTATCTACTATTTATGAGCAAAATAAATGATATTAATTATATCTTCTTTATTGATAAAAAGAAAAGTGATGGATATGATTTTCCTAAAATATTTATATTACCGTATCAATTTTCATCTGAATGTTATAATGGAACTCTACTTGAGTGTGAATTAATAAGGAAAAAAAATGAAAAATGGTGTATCGGTATTAATGATATCTATTATCATAAAGGTAAAAATCTTAAAAAATCCATTATTATTGATAGAATTAATAATATTCATAATTTATTAACCGAAAATTATAATCCAGATAATAATTTTACAAATACTTGCCCACTATTCATTAAAAAGTATTTTGATTATAAAGATATTAATTTTGCATTAAATGAGTTTTCGAATAATTTAGAATATGATACAAGGGGAATTTATTTTATTCCTTTAAGAATTGATTATTCTAATATTCTTTATATCTTCCCGAAAGAATCTAATTTAGGAAAAACTAAAGATATAGTTAAAACTACTAAGTGTTTCCGTATTATGAAAACATTAAAACCTGATGTTTATGATTTATATTTAACCGATAATGGAAATATGGTTAAAAAAGATATTGCATTAGTTCAAACTATTTTAATGAGTCACACTCTATTAGATTATTTTAATGATAAAAATTATGATGATATACTATTTGTTAATTGTAAATATAATGAATATTTTAAAAAATGGGAACCAATATCATTATCTGAAGGACCTATAGATGAAATATAATTTAATATTGTGTACTTATTTTATATATATAATCACGAACAAATTTTTCTTTATTATCTAAAATATGAATTAAAGAATCAACATATAATTCTCTATTAACACCATCTTTGATTAATTTTAATAATGATATCGCTGAATCTAATTCTTCTTTTGTCCAAATATCTTTTAATGAATCTATAATTGGATTAAATTTTACATTTTTTTTATAATCATCATTGTCATTGTGACGAATAACATTCATATAATGAGTTATTGTATGTTTTATTGTTGAATTATTATCATAAACATCATTTAAAAAACATAACCCCGAAACACATTCGTCATACAAAAACTGATAATTTTCATATAAATACCAATTTATACATTTTAATATTGGATGATATAAATTATGTAAATCTTCCCTACAATCTCCCTCCCAATATCTTAATAATCCTTGTTCGTAAGTAGGTTCCTGATATTTTATACTATTATTTTTTATTGATAATTTAGTATTTTTAGGTTTATATTGTAAAATCGCTAATCTTAAAATTACACATAAAGGTTCTAATATATTATTATTATTCATATTATCCTGAGTTATTTTAGATTCTACAAATTTAAATAATTGATAACTTGATAAAGCATTAAACATCTTTCTAATAAATATCTTTATTTAAATTTGATTTAAATATTAATATTATAAATTATAAATATATAAATGATTATTCCTGTTCGTTGTTATACTTGCGGTGAAGTACTTGCTGATAAATGGATTCCATATATTTCAGCAGTACAAACTGAAAAAAATAATTCTAATGAAACTATAAATCCTGATACAGATTTATTAGAACTTAAATATTTAGATGTTAAAAACCCAACACCGGAAAAATCTATTGAAGGTAAAATTTTAGATGAATTAAATTTACACAAATATTGCTGTCGTCGCATGATGTTAGGTAATGTTCATATTATTTCATATCTATCATAATTACTTCTCATGAATAAAATATCCCATCAAATAAATACTCACAATCGATACAAATATATTTACATTATCAGTTTGTTTCATAATAAAATAATATAATAATGGTACTGTAAATAAATAGATCATAGAATCTGCTACTATTGCTTGAGACTTATAATAATTTGCATATTCTTTAAATTCATCCATTACTGTATTTTTAAATTTAGGATAAGGTTTAATCACTAAAAAATAAAATAAAAAATCATGTATTATCTGAACACACAAAACCAATAATAAGAAATTTCTAAATTCATTCCCTGAATCTATATAGTTATTTTTTATTAGATATTCATAAATAAATTTAGCTATATAAATTCCTATCATGATAGATAAAACATCTAGTAATACTGCTGTCCATTTTAAATTTTTGTACCAATTTTTTATCGCTTGACTACTTTTTGTAAATTTAAACATATAAAGCATAATAATTTCTACAATTAATGCCGCAGTTAATATATGTATAAATGTTAATTTTTCAATCATTATAATATTATATTATATTATATTATATTATATTATAAATGAATATTCGTGATAACTATGTTTTTAAAATTACTGTTGAAGCATTTGTTGTAGCATTATCTATAGTAGTATTAGGTTATATATTATATAATTTCTTTAAAATTAAAGACAGATTTACATTATTATTTATAACCGGATTTATAGTTCACATAACTTATGATTTATTAGGTTTAAATAAATGGTATTGTAAAATATGTGCTGGATGCAAATAAAAACTAATTTAATATTATAATGCATCATCATTTATTATTCTTATTTATATTCAGTTTATTTTTGGGTATATTTAATTTAAATTATATATTATAATGAATTCCAAATTCTCAAGTATAGATGATATAGTTATTTATTTATTAACAATTTATATTAGTTATAAAGTAATTACAGGTTCGTTTGAAACTGTTAAATATCTTTTTATAATTATAATACTATTAGTATTATATTTTAGAGGATTAAAAAGAGGTGGATTTTTTTATAGAAGATTTATTAAAAATGAAAATGAACCGGATATTTATATAATACGACCCTTAAAAGAATATTTTTAATTTTTTCTGAAAAAAAATATATTCTAATATTATAAAATGAATCAATTTACTGTTCTTGTTTTAGTTCTTGTTGTTTTTTGCTATTGTGGGGGTAAATATTGTCCAACTGTATTAAAACAAAATAAACAAATCTTATTAGGTGTTGTTGGTGGTTTAGTTTTAGCGTCTTTTTTTGGATTGAAATTAGAAGGAATGAACCCAAAAGCAAGGAATAAAGATGGAAGTTTAGTAGAAATTACCGGAAGACATGATAATACACAATGCTGCGCTCTTAAGAATGAGATGGAATTACAAGGGGTTCCAGAAATGTGGAATTCGGTTATTCGCCCCGTAGATTGTCCTCAGGAAATAACATGCTCGGGAGGACAATAATTATAATAAATTACTAATTCATTACAATATTTTTTACAATTAAATCTATAATTTTTAATATAATAGATTTATTATATAGATGGCAACTGATGAACAATTAGATGAAATTCGTAATCAATTACAAATAGAAATTACTAATTCATTAAATGATCAAATGGATGAAAGAACAGAACAATTAGAAGATGTAATAACTCGTTTAAGACAAGTGTTACAAGTGGGATCATCTCCTCAAGGTGATGAAGATAATATGGATATATTAATTGATTCTCAAATGAGAGATGTTACTTCTGAAAATAGACCACAAATGAGTAGTGCGGGTTTAGAAGTTAATAATCGTCATTTTAGAGATTTAAGTAATCATGAATTACATCAAGTTAAAAAGATTCATCAACAAGAACATAGTGTAAAAAAGAAAACTATTTTAGATGAATCTTTAGGTGAAATAGTTGATAAATGTATTAATTTTTTAACTTATTCATTTGATGGTTATAGTAAAGCATATTATAAAGCAGAATTAATGGAAGATGTTTATGATACCGATAAAACTATGTATGAAAAATTTAAAGTATTTTTATTAGCATTAGTATTATTTATTAGAGATGATGCTAATATCTTATATTTAGGGATTATATTAGTATTTATATCAATAATAATCTATTTTGTTAATATAACTACATCATGATAGACTCAATTGATACTATGAAATTTTTTGATACAATTATTCAACCAAATATTAAATTTTTAGGTATTTTATTTTTATTAATAATATTATCAGCTAGATTTGTAGATACAAATATACTTATTATAATATCAATTTTAGTATATATATTTATTTATTATAAAGATATTTTAAGTACATTTAATGAAATAAAAAAAGGAGAAAACAAAACTGAAAGAATAGTAGAAGATAATCGAAGAACAAAAAAAGAAATTCACTTTAATGATAAATTAGATAAATATTTACATAAATTAAGGAAATATAGAAAATATAATCCTCAATCTTATGGTGAAGGATATAAATATATGACTATGTTTATGCATATTGTTCATGATTTAGAAAAAGATGATATAGGTCATCCTAGACAATATTTTGAGAATGCACAAATTTATTTAAAAAAATCATTAAATTATTTTCAGAGTATAACTTTATCTGTCCCTGAAGAAAAATTTATTCATGCATTAAAATATAATAAATATGAACCTAGAAAATTATCTAATAAAATAGGAATTTTATGTAAAAAGTTATATAAACATTGTTATTATTTGTTATATAATTTATCATTGCGTTTTAATGAAGATTTCTTTAAAAATACAGATATTTATAAAACTGAAATAGATTTTAATGTTGATACAGTAGAAGAAAGTAATATGTTTATACAAGATTACGAATTATATTAATTATATTATATTTATATATATTATATATAATGTCTAAATCGCCTTCGCCTAGATTAGATCCGTTTGTTTTTTGTTTAAGGGATCAAATGGATCCTAATAATTCTGATAATAAAGATTTAGGGAGGCATGCAAGTTCCAAATATGTAAAAGTTCCAAAAGCAGAAACAGCTGGATTAAGAGATGAAATTATTAGTCATTTAAAAACTACAAATGGTAAAATGAAAGTTGGTGAATTTGTAGATTTAGTAGCTAAATATTACAATTTATTTTTAAAAAGACAAGGTATGGTAAAAAGAGGCGGAATTAAAGCGGGTGCTAAACTTGCGGGCGTTGATCCAAATACAGATAAAGGAAGACAGTGGTGGACAAATGGATGTGGTGGCGATGAAGATTCTGACTTTATAGATGGATTTGCTCCAGTATTTACTCCGGGCGGAGATGAGCCAGAATATTTTGAGGATTTACAAATGTGTTTAATTAAAGAAACACCTAAAGCATTTAGTGCTTCATTAAAAAAGAAAAAGAAAAAGAAAAAATTATCTAAAAAACTAAAAAAGAAAAAATTATCTAAAAAACTAAAAAAGAAAAAACGATCTAAAAGAAAGAAAAATTAAGTTATAATAATTATTTTTTTTTCATCATATTATTTAATGAATCACTTAAATGATCCTAATTTAATAAAAAAGAAAATAATTAATAATTTAAGAAATACTAATTATAATTTTTTAGATTTATTGGAAGAATATAATATTGATAATTATATTTATTATGATTATTTATCAAATATTGATGAATTTAAATTAAAAAATATTTGGAATCATATAATAAAAAAATGGAATTATATAAAATTAGAATTAAAAGATAATAAAGATTTTAAAAATAGTAAATATATTAATATAAATTATAGTCAAATACATATTGATATAAATGATAATAAATTAAATGAATTATTTAATAATTTTATTGATAATAGTTCATTTAAATGTTTATTTATATGTAATTGTATTTATAATTATATTTTCTCAAAATAATTTTCTAAGTAATAAATATAATAATGGTAAAAAGAAAGGCGAGTGCTAAATTTTTGGCGGCGGGTAATGCATGGCGGACACATTTAAGTGAATATCGTAAGAAGAATCCAAATCTTTCTCTTAAACAGCAAATGAAGGGTGCGTCAAAAACGTACAAAAAAGGTAAATCTAGTGTAAAATCTTCTGGTATTTCATTTAAAACTTCGAAATATGAAGTTAAAGTAAATCGTAAACCTTCTAAGCGTTCAAAGAAGAGAAGTAGTGGTAAAAAGAAGAGAAGTGGTAAAAAGAAGAGAAGTGGCAAAAAGAAGAGATCTTTTTCTCTTTTCTAAATTAATTTAAAACAATTTAAACATATTTTTCTATTTTATAAGTGTAATATACTTATAAATATGCCTAATGCAAAAGGTGGTAAAAAATTTAAAAGAGGTAAAAAAACTATTCATGAAACAAAATTAATTTATAAAGATCCAAAGGAAGATCAAGAATATGGTAAAATTATTAAGCCAATGGGTAATGGACGATTTGATGTAGAATGTTTTGATGGTAAAAATAGAGTTGGTATTATAGCTGGTAATATGAGAAAAAGAGTATGGATTAATAAAGATGATATTATTTTATTTAGCAAATGGAATTTTTCTACAGATGATGAAAAGTGTAGTATTATTCATAAATATAATATAGATGAAGTGAAAAGATTACAAAGAGAAAATGAATTTCCTTCTACTATTAGATTAGAGGAAGATAATGATTTTTTTGATTATGGTGATACAGAAGATATGATAACTTTTGATTATGATGATCCAAAGGATTTAAGTGATGAAAATTTATCAGAAGAATCTGAATTAGAACAAGAAGTAAATTTAGATGATATTTAATTATATATATATATATATATGACAGGTACTCCTTTATTTGGAACCGAATTTGCTATTACTAGTGATATTATTGGTGGTTTAGGAACTTATCTCCCACTTACTCTTTTGGGGGGCGGTAGAAAGAAAAGATCAAAAAGAAATAAAAAATCAAAAAGAAAGAAAAATAAATCAAAAAAAACTAAATCTAAAAGAAAATCATTAAAATCATTTCGCAAATCATTAAAATCTAGAAAGTATTAAAGTCTTGATCTCATTTTCATATGAGTATCATAAATATAATTTTCATTATAGAACATTTTATGAGATTCAACAATGAAATCGTAAATTTTTTTAATTATATTTTTAATCATGTTTTTTTATATATATATAAATTTGATATATATTATAAATATCAAATTTATTAAATAAATTTAAAAATGATATTAACATTTGGTAAATATCGCAATAAGACAATTGATGAAGTAATAAAAATTGATATTCAGTATATTAAATGGTTAATAACGCAACCATGGTTTGCTATTAAACATCAGGATATGTATTTATTATTAACAGATAAATTAATTAAATATGATAATATTAATAATTGTACTTTTAAGATTAAAAGTAATGGATCAAAAATAAATTATGATTCATTTATTATTTATACAGATGGTGCATGTAAAAATAATGGATCAAAAAAAGCTAAAGCTGGTGTTGGTGTATATTTTAGTAAAAGAAATGATATTAAAATAAATGATATTTCACAAAAATTATTATGTGAAAATCCAACAAATAATAAAGCAGAATTAACAGCTATTTTAATGGCATTAGAAAAATGTTGTGAAAATAATGTAAAACAAAATATTATTATATATACAGATTCTGATTATTGTATAAAATGTATTACTTGTTGGTATCCTGAATGGATTAAACAACCTAATTTAAATAAAAAAAAGAATATAGATATTCTTAATAAAATTTTTAAATATTATAATGAAAAAACAGTGAAGTTTATTCATATTAGATCACATACTGGATTACAAGATGAACATTCAGTTGGTAATGAATATGCAGATAAATTAGCTACTTCTTGCATTTAAGCAATCATTGAGGCATTAATTTTAGGGTGATAATTATATTCATATAATGTAAAATAATCTTCTTTAATATTATCTATATCAGTTAGTTCATCATCTATATGTAATTCAGGGAATAAATAAGGTGTTCTATTTAATTGTGTTTTTACTGCTTCTATATGAGATTCATATATATGAGCATCACCTAATATATGAATAAATTTTCCTGGACTATAACCGGTTAAATGTGCTATAATATATGTTAAAAATGAATATGAAGCAATATTAAATGGAACACCTAAAAACATATCACCGGACCTTTGATATAATTGACAATCTAATCTATTATTTTTTGTATCAACATGAAATTGGCACATAACATGACAAGGAGGTAATGCCATCTTATCTAAATCTGCAGCATTCCAAGAATTTAATATTATTCTACGACTAGTTGGATCATTTTTAATTAAATCTATAATATTTTGTATTTGATCAATACCTTGATCAGTATAATCTGTATTACAATCTTTATATTCGGCACCAAAATGTCTCCACTGAAATCCATAAACAGGACCTAAATCACCTTCTTCATAATCTAATCCACGACTATCTAAAAATTCTCTACTAGAATTTTGATCCCATATATGAACTCTTTTATCATTTAATAATTTATTTGATGTACTACCATTAATAAACCATATTAATTCTCTTAATATTGTTTTATATCCCATTTGTTTTGTTGTTAATAATGGAAATCCTTTATTAAGATCAAATATCATTTTTTCACCAAAGGTTGATAATACATTACTATTTCTAGATTCTACTATTTCTCCTTCATTTAAAATTTTAGTTAATAAATTTAAATATTGATCTTCTTCATGATTTATATTATGATTTTTTTTATATGTCATAAATTTAAATGATACAGAATTAGTTAATTCTTTTTTATCTTTTTTATATTTATCGATAAATGGTTGATTTTCTTTCATTTTTTGAATATATGGAATATCACATATTTCATAGATTGTATCTGATTCATCAATACATGTAGTATCTATTAATAATTTTGATGAAAAACTATGAGTTGTATCTCTTGGTTGATAATTATCATTAAATTTTGTAATATATAATAAATCTAATTTATGAATATATTCTGGTTTACAACATTCATTAAATATCTGTGAACCACCTATTACAAATATTTTTCCTGTTTTATTTGATTCACACCAATTAAAAGTATCAGTTAAATTATTAAATGATTTAATATTATCTGTTTCATCTATCTTATGATTTTTTGTAATAATAATATTAATACGATTTTTTAATGGTTTATTTGGAATACTTAACCATGTATTATATCCCATTATTACAATATTAATATGACCTTCATTATAAACTCCTGTAGTAATTTTTCTAAAATTCCTCATATCTTTTTTAGATTTTATTAATAAATCATTATTATCACCGATAATATTATGATTATTTATTGATACTATTATATTAAATTTCATTTTATTATTTATAAATATAAAATAAAACTTTAAATATCAAATTTTATCTAAATATTATATATAGTAATGAGTGTATTAGATCCGGGTGGTACATTTGGGGGCGAAGTTCCGGATTATATAACTGCAACTGAAAAAACAGTATCAAATCCAGCAGATGATTATTTACCTAAAACTTCTGGATATAGAGATAATACTGTTTCAGATATGAGACGTCAAGATTTTTTTGATGTGGTAAAAGATGTACAGAAAAAAGAAGATACCCAACAAGTTGTTGGTATGGTTTCTGATTATTCTACACCGGAAAAATCATCAGTACCTTCTACAAAATTTAAATTATCACCTGAACAACAAGAAGATGAACTTAAAAGAGTTTCATCATTAGCCGAAATGGGATCAACTGTAAATCAAAAATATGAATCGGGTGAAACTGAAGTAGAAGTATTATATGATGATAAACACTCAAATAAAAGTGATGTTGGTGGTTATTTTAAAGCCAAAATTGTGAAAGCTAATAAAGATGATCAAACATATGAAATCGAATGGGATGAACCTGGTGAAAGTGAATCTAAAACTGAAACTGTACCATTTCATTATGTAAGAGATTTTACAGGATATGAAGAACAAGAAAAACCGATCGGTTTAAAAGAAATGGTTAAAAGTACGGTAGGTAAATTAGGTAGTGTTTTTAAATCTGGAACTCAAAAATTACAAAGTATAAAAAAATCTGTACAGAAAAAAGTATTACAAATAACTGTTAATGTAAGTGATTCATTAAAAAGTGCTTTACAAAAATTAGTCGGTTTAGCTGAAAATTTTACATTGTCAAAAACACTTTTAGAATTAATTACACAAGAAAATAAAAATGAACTATTTGGTAAAATACATAAAAAATGTAAAATTAAGGTAAGAACTGACCTTGTTGAGTTATTTGATGCTGGTAAATATCAGGGACCAACATTATATGGTTTGGGTTCAGGTGTTACAAATGTTCCTAATGTTGGTCAAAATTATTGTACTTATTTAGATAATAGAGAAATTCCTATGTGTTGGGCTTTAATGATACCTTTATGTTTTATGTTAGGTGGAATAGATAAAAAACCCAAAGATTTAGAAGATGATTCATGGAAACCTAGATGGCCGGGTAAATCTGGTGGGGGAACTAATCATGAAATGGAACATGCAATTAAATGTGTAACACAATCTCTCTTAAATTGTTTAGCGCAAAACAGCCGATATAATAAAAAAGATGAAGAAATAGTTACTCATAATTTGTTAAAAAATATATTAGAATCTTTAAATATTCAGGATCCAAAAGGATCAGCTAAAATTATATGTAAAATGATTCGTAAACAACAAGTTATTGCTGGTTTACCAAGTTGTAGTTTATTTAATCAAATTAAATGTGATGTAGATTTAATTAAAATTACATTAGTTAAATTAAGTGATAATCAAGAATGGTTTGGTATACAATTATCACCCGATGAAAATGAAATAAGAAGATTAGTTCAGGGTATATTATCTGATGGTAATGTAAAATTAACATTTTGTAATTTTTTTGGAATTAAAGAACCAGAAAAAAGCGCATGGAAAGATAAAGAAACTTTAAAATCAGTTTATGAATTAGGTAAATTAAAAGAATTATTAAATAATGATGAAAATGCTTTTAATGAATATATTGACAAAATTTATGCATTAAAGGAAATGAGTGAAGATGATATGGTTCAACTGATATTATCACAAACTCAAAAAGTATGCAATGAATATAATGTATTATATTCATTAAATGAAAATTATAGTGCTATCTGTGTTGCATGTTCTGTTTTATTATTAGATGTACAAATGAATAATGTATATTCTGCAGCAGATGATTTACAATTAGGAATTACACCTCAAATTGACAAATTAGCATGTAAAGCAAGAGATTATTTAATGAATTGTGGATTACAAGCCAATTGTTTAAATTATGATGCTTTATCGGATTATAATGATTTCATGGCAAAAGTAGAAAATAATCCTGTAACAAGTAAATATTTAAAGTTTGATAATCCGGCAGATAAATGGACTGATGGATCATTATTAGGTGAATTATCTGGTGGTGGTGATTTCCCATTACAACCAGATGAAGAATATACAGAGGATTTTGATATAGGTAAACCTCTACCGCAATCAGGTGAAAGGGAATCGGACCCTGTTTCACCCGTGGGTGATCCAAGTAAAGATGAACCAAAACCCATTGATGATATCAAAGCTGGTATGTTACAACAACAACCCGTTGTTAAAGATACTCCTATAGAACCAAGTGTACAAACAACAAGTATTACTGTGCAATCTGTTAGTGATGATACTCCAGTTATTCGATTATTTAATAATGTTCATGATATGTTATGTGAAAATTTTTATCCTCTTAAAGATGACGATGATGATAATGACTCAAATGAAAGATTACTAGAATTTATATTATCACCATATGAAGATGATAAACAATTATCTGTTTATTCTTCATTACATAGTATGGTTTCACATGAAATATATAATCCTAATGTTAATTTACCTGAATTTATAAATGAATTAGATGATGCATTAGATGATGAAACTATGTTAGATATTTATGATAATTTAGATAGTCATATAGAAGAAGAACCCGATAGTGCTAGACTTAAATTAGATTTTAGTGATATACCTCTAAAAGCAGAACTAAAAAAGAAACCAAGGAAGAAAAAAAAAGATCAAACTAAAAAGAAACCAACTAAAAAGAAACCAACTAAAAAGAAACCAACTAAAAAGAAACCAACTAAAAAGAAACCAACTAAAAAGAAAC